AAAACATATGAAAACCCTCAATTTATGAGAATGAAAGACTTGATGACAAAAATAAAATAAACTTTTTAAAAGTACAGTATATTTATAATATACATAAATAAAAATAAAGCTAAAAAAAAATAAAAAAATGGGAGCATTATTAGAATCAGGTCTAGTTGGTAACATTGGGTTAAAACACCTTAAAGTTATCAAAGAAGACACAATTAACAAATGGGACAGATTAGGGTTCCTAGAAGGCCTTAAAGGTCACCTAAAAGAGAATGTAGCACAGTTGTATGAAAACCAAGCTTCTCACTTGATTAACGAAGCGACTTCAGAAGGTTCTAACGGAGCTTTTGAAACAGTTGTTTTCCCAATCGTAAGAAGAGTTTTCTCTAAATTGTTGGCTAATGACATCGTTTCTGTACAAGCAATGAACTTACCTATTGGTAAATTGTTCTACTTTGTACCTCGTATCCAAGGATACAATCCTAACGCTGTACCAAATTCACACTACCCACCAATCGGATCTCCAGGTAACTATGATGTACCTGAAGAAATTGGTGCTGGTTATCCAGGATATAACGGACCAAGTGCAAACGCTCCATTTAAGAAAAATCTTTACGATTTATTTTATGAAGGTGCTGAAGCTGATTTGGATCCTCCAGGATTGTTTGACTACTCAAAAGGTAGATGGTCTGCAGTGACAGCTAGTACTGATGTTATTGTATGGAATGCTGATGGTGGTTTTGATGTTAACGCAGCCCCATATATTGCTCAAGGTAATGTAAGAAAAGTTCTTTTAAAATTGTGTAATTTTAGAACTTTATCTCACGGTGCTGGTAAATTAATTGGTCCTGATGGAAATGAAGTTGACACTGAAACTTTCCTTTCTGACCTTAAAATCTTTGCAAACACAGATATTACTGCTAGTGCTGATACATGTAATGTAGCTACTGTTGGTAAACCACTTTTATTCAGAGTTGTTACTCAACAATACGGTAAAGGAATTGTTAACTATGGTGCTCAAGCATCAACAACTTTCCCTGAAACTGGAAACGGTGGTTCGTACTATGACATTTGTACACCAGAAGGATGTATCTATTTAGAAGTTGATCTTTCTTGTCCAGCATGTTTTAGTTGTGGTGCTGACTCACTTGATGGTTACACTGGAACAACACTTAACGACGAAACTTTCACAACTAGTGCGTTTACAGCTGTTTATAGAACTTACGAAAACTTAGAATTCCAAGATGAAATCGGTGAAGTATCATTTGATCTTGAGTCAGTAACAGTTTCTGTAACTGAAAGAAAACTAAGAGCTCAATGGTCTCCAGAACTTGCACAAGATGTTGCGGCATTCCATAATATTGACGCTGAGGCTGAATTAACAGCTTTATTGTCTGAGCAAGTTGCTGCGGAAATTGACCGTGAAATCTTAAGAGACCTTAGAAAAGGTGCTGCTTGGAACTTACGTTGGGATTACAACGGATGGAGAAGATTGAACTTAACAACTTCTTATACTCAAAAAGACTGGAACCAAACTTTGATTACAGCAATCAACCAATTGTCTGCACAAATCCACAAATCTACTTTGAGAGGTGGTGCAAACTGGATTGTTGTTTCTTCTGAAGTTTCTGCAATCTTTGATGACTTAGAGTACTTCCACGTATCTAACGCTTCACCTGAGCAAGATCAATACAATATGGGTATTGAAAGAGTAGGAACATTAGCTGGTCGTTACCAAGTGTATAGAGACCCTTATTTCCCACCAAACCAAGTTTTGTTGGGTCACAAAGGAACGTCTTTACTTGACACAGGTTACATCTACGCACCGTATGTACCTCTACAATTAACACCTACAATGTATAACCCATTCAACTTTACACCTATCAAAGGTATAATGACGAGATATGCGAAAAAAATGGTGAACAACCGCTTCTATGCTAGAATCACAGTTGATGGAGTTAGAACATTTGACTTGAGAGAATTGAGATAATCAAATCTTAAATAGAATAAGGAAAAGGTCAGAGAAATCTGACCTTTTTTTATTAATAATAATTTAATAACACTAAATGTTCATTTACACATTAAAATGATTGATTAAACCTAATTTCTAAGATATTTATAGTATAGAAAAAATCTAATCTTTTAAAAACAATATGAATGAAATTAATATCTTTATTACTCGTGTTCTTTACGTTCACAACTTTAAACATTTTTTCACAAATAACCGAAGGGTTTGAAAGTGGCCTTCCCTCTTCATACGGGACAACAACATCATACACATTAGGGTCGGGTACTTGGACAGGGGTTAATTGTACATCATGTGGTGGTAATGGAACCAATAGTGGTGTTATTGCTGGAACTGTTGGTTTTAAAACAGGAACCAAATCATGTCAACTTAGATCACAAACAGGAGCACAAATTGTGTCGCCAACAATTACACAAACAGTTGGTACAGTAACATTTTGGGCGTCAAGGTCTTCAGCCTCAGGAAGTTCTCTACAAGTAAACTACTCAACAGATGGCGGTACTACGTGGATTGCAGCAACTGGGTCGCCATTTAGTTTAAACACAACAGTTACACAGTATACGGCAACTATTAACACAATTAGTACAAATGTTAAAATCCAGTTTTATAGAACAGCGTCAACAATCTACATTGATGATGTAGTGATTAATAAAAATAATAATTCTATTTGCTCTACGGTAACCACACTATCATTACCATCAACTGTTGGTGCAACAACAACAACAGGCACACAATCAACTTGTGGTAAAGGAAACGATTTTCCAGCTGGTTCATTTGCGAACACTTCACCTGGAACGAGTTATGGCGGTGGTGAAGATGTGGTGTGGGAAATAACGGTTCCATCAGGCGGTAGAAACCTACAATTTAATTTAGGTGGGACCGCAGACTATAAGATATTATCACTTCATTCATCGTGTACACCATCAAGTTCTAATGTTTTAAGTTACGGTACGACATCAACAGGAACCTCAACTTCTTTTAGTAGATTCTTGAATCCTGGAACATATTATTTATGGGTTGATACTTGGCCAACACCAAATTGTGGTGGGTATTCAATAACATTAACAAGACTTGCAGACCCATTACCACCAAGTTGTGTTTCATCACCAACATCACCAACAAACAATCAAACAAATGTTAGTTTAACACCAACATTGTCTTGGCCTTCAGTTGTTGATGCAACAAGTTATGATGTTTACTTTGGGAATCCATTACCTGAAACACCAACAACAAATACATCATCAACATCATATTCACCAGGGACTTTGTTGGGAACAACAACATATTATTGGAAAATAGTACCTAAAAACAATGCAGGAAGTGCAACTGGTTGTAATACTTGGTCATTTACAACATTAACACCAGTTGCTAACGATGACCCATCTACTGCTACGACATTAGTTGTAAATGATGGTTTGGGTTATAAAACTTATACAAATGTTAATTCAAATAATACAACAACAGAATCAACACCAACTTGTGCATCATATACCGGTGAAGATGTGTGGTTTAAAGTTGTGGTTCCTAATGGTATAACAACACTTGATTTTGACACACAAACAGGTGGTATTACAGATGGTGGAATGGCAATTTATAGAGGTACAATTGGTTCATTAACACAAATAGAATGTGATGATGATGATGGTTTAGATGGTTTGATGCCTTGGATATATAGAGAAGATTTTACACCAGGAGAAACAATATATATTCGTTTTTGGGAATATAATGGGGGAACAACAGGAACTTTTAAAATATTTGTATTGACACCACAAGCATTACCAGTTGAATTAACTCTATTTGATGGGTTTCCTTATCCATTATTTAACACAATTAAATGGACAACAGAGTCAGAAAACAACTCAAGTCACTTTGATTTGGAGTCAAGTTTTGATGGTTTTTTCTGGAAGAATATTATATCAATCTTGGCCGCAGGTAATTCAACACAAGAAATTAAATACTCATATATTGATTATAATCAAAGTCCAATTACTTATTATAGATTACAACAACTTGATATTGATGGAAAATGTAAAACTTACGGACCAATTCTAGTTACAAGAAGTTCTAAAGATAAAAAAATTGTAAAATATATAAATTTAATGGGTCAAGAAATAAACCCAAATAATACAAGTGGTATTATAATAGAAATTTATGACGATGGAACAATGAAAAAAATGATTAGGTAAATGAATAGATGGGATATATTTGAAAGGTTGGTCGCTTCGGTTTTGGCTGTTCTCCAACCTTTTATTATATATTTTTGTTATGGTGACATGCACTCAATATCGCAAGTATGGGGTACAACGTTGCAACCAATGTTTATTATTGTTAATGCTCTTGTTAGTTTTTTCTTTTTTAAATTAGAAAAATGGAAAATACCAGCATTATTACTACTTCTTCTTACAGCATTTCCCGTTACTAATTATTTTATTTTACACAACATAATTGCTGTTAGTTTTTTTATTTTTTCTGGAATATCACTCTGGAGTATAAAAAGATTTAGACTTTATATACTTGTTTATTTAGTGTCTTGTCTTTTTTTATTTGATGGATTATTCTGGGCTGAAACCTGGGCAATAATAACTTTAGTTTTTTATCACATTCATCTGATGTTACACACTCTCTTGATTATTAGAAATCGTCCTAATAGCCTTTGATATTATTTCTGTCTCACCTATTGTAAATGCACCTCGTTTGTATGCTGCTTTTACAGAATCAATTAAATATGATATTGCAAGTTCTTTGTCCATAGTAGAAAGAATTGCTTCTAAATGTCCTTCATTGTACAAATCTATCGTACCAAAAACTTGACCATAAATTGTTTCTTGACTTTTTTCCATTTTAATATTTTTTGATATTTATAATAAATGATAAGTTCTAAACGAATAAAAGAAATAATAAGAGAGGCAACCGCAACTAGTACTGGTAGTAGGGGTTCGTATTTTGGACCTTTAGTTAAAGGTATAAGAAAATTTAAAAATTCAGAAAACGGACCATACAATATACAAGTCTCAAAATATGATTCCCCAGAATTAGAATATGATAGTTATGATGGAAAAATGGACACACCAAAGAACAAAATAAAAAAAATAGAGAATACAGCAAAAAAAATTACAAATTATATGAAAAACCATCCAGATGTTTTTACAAGTGATGATGATGGTAATAACATAAATCCAACACCAGGAAAGAATAAAAAAATTGTTCCAATAAATGAAGCTAATTCAGCCGTTACTGCTGGAGAATTTAATGCACCATTTACTTTAGGTTTAAAAAAATGGCCAAAGACATCATTATCACCTTTTGATTATGAAGTTGACCATCATACAAATCATCACGCAAAAAAAACTAATGTAAAAAATAATAAAAAAAGTGATAAATATTATAAGGGTTTTGAATTTTTTAAAAAATTAAAAGACGAAACACATCCAGTTCATACAATAAGTGAAGATCTTGCGGTATGGTTTGGTAAAAAGAAAAAACCAAAAGGTTCATCACAACCAAAAGGACCGTGGGTTGATATTTGTAGAAAGGTTGATGGTAAACACCCACCTTGCGGTAGAAAAGATGCTGACACTGGTTCATACCCTAAATGTAGAGCTTCTGGTGTTGCTGGTAAAATGTCTGACTCACAAAAAAGAGCTGCTTGTCAACAAAAAAGGAAAGCCGAAAAAAATGACCCACAAAGAGGTAAGGGACAAAAACCAGTTATGACATCATATAAAACCAAAAAGGAATCAATTGATTCCTTGGTTGGTCGTATTATCAGTGAGATTAGAAACTCGTTCTAAAATACTATGTAATGAATTTTTAATTTGCGAATTGATTATATCCTCATAGTTTAATCTTCTTTTTTCAGTTTCCGTATCAAAAACATATGTAATCCTTTCCCAATCTCTTTTTGACAATTTAACATCATAATGATATATATGATTTGTTAAATCAATTCTACCATCATTAATTGTGATAAAAATATCCATATCTTTATTTTCCAAATATCTTTTTTGAGACATTGGTGCAATCATAAACTTTGTATTTTTGTGTTTGATTGTTTTAAGACAGATAAGGAAACAAGTTTTTTCATATGAAGATATTTCTTCTTCTTGAGTGGCAAAACTACCAGCACCTTTGGTTGTCCAGATATATAATTTTAATTTTAATCTTTTGAGAAACCTTTCAATTCTTTTTTTCATATTTTATAGTTTATTGATTTGTTCTACAAATATAAATAAAAGAATTAAATTAAAAAAATATTATTTAATTATTTTAAAATAATTTTAACATATTCACATTTCCAACCTTTATAATGTTTTAATTCACCTTTACCAACTCTATGTAATGCACTATCACTTAAGTTGTTCTTAACACAAAACTCTCTTAAAGAAGTTAAATTAAATACAACACCAGTTGGTGATGTTAATTTGTATATTCTTTTTTCAATACTTTCATTTTTGTTTCTGTTTAAAATTATTAAACCTTTTTGGTTATTACTTTTTGTTTTTTTTCTTATAGATCTTAATGTATTTTGACTAATATCGTTTTGTCTTGCGTATTCATTTAAATTTTTTACAATTGTTTGATTTAAATTTTCATCGTAAATAATAAATTCGTCTTTATTATCAAAATCCTCAATAGTATTTTTAACTTTTTGATGTTCACTATTAATACTAAAATCTAAATTTGGGTTTGGATTTAATAGTTTTAGGAAATTTTTCCAGGTATTAGTGTCACTTTCGTTTCTACCAATATTTGCCGAATAACAAGTAAGAACAACATTTTCTTTTGTGTAACCTTTTAGTCTATCAAGTCTATCAAGTGATGGTTGTTGTGGGTGTTTTTTAGTTAAAGATGGTATTAATGGTATTTTAAACCAATAACATAATCCATTTTGATTTTTATACATTTCTGTAACATCATCAACCGTTAATGTATTTTCAATATGTCTTCTTTTTGTTGTATGTAGTAGATTATTTACCCAAAGTCTAAGATTTCTTTCTTGTGTTTTTAATTTTTCTTTTAACTTATTTTCTGGGTTTTGTCTATATTTTTTTTTATTTTCTTTACCAATCAACTTGTGGTGAAATTTACAAATTAACGACTTTTGTGATTTATAAAATTCGTCAATTGGTTTTAATTCGTTACAATATTTACAGTATTTTTGTTCCATATATATAAATATATGGTTATTGGGTAAAGTGTATAAATTTGTAATTTATTTTTTAGTCCATTTACCACCTTTAGAATTATACCTTTTTACGGCAGCACCATTACAATAAGCACTTGGACAAACATCATAGCGTTGTCTAGCCCAAGCCAAAGATTGTTGCCATAATTTTTTATTAGTTGCAACATTCTTTTTTTTCTTTCCTTCACTAACCATTTCTTCATAGTCATTGTCAGAATCTTCACCCTCAAGTTCATTCATTAAAAAATCAAATACTTGGTCCATATTATTTTTAGCTTCGGCAATATGGTCTTGAGCCCAGTCGTGACCATTTTCTAAAATAGACTCAATTTCATCTTCGTCTTTCTCTAAAAGTATATCACACTGTCTTCTTATTTGTTCAAGATTTGAGAAGAACATATATCTATTAGACCTATGTTCTTCTTCCTCCCTTAAAACTTTTTTTATAATTCTATTTAAATTCATAACTATTAATTATTTAATCCGTTCATACCACCAAGTGTAATCATATTTAATTGTGTTACTGGTGTTCCATAACCATCACTCCATACTGGATGCGGTGGGCTTACTTGTGTTATTGTTGATCCGGTTGCACCACAATCGCAACAAATTACACAAACAAATGATTCGGTATTTGCGCTTCTTGGTGGATTTACATCTGGGTTGTTTTCAGAACATATTGAACAATTAAAATAAAAACCAACCGGTGTAAATTCATTTGAATTTAAAGGTATTGGACATACATTTGATATTGTATAACAATTACCATTTTGGTCGCTTACGGAATAATTTTGTAATGAACCGTAGTTTAATATTTGTAAATAATTCTCAAGTGTTATTTGAACAAAACTTTCTGTGTATGGAATATCACAAGAAAGTAATGTGATTCCTATTGCGCCTTGTGAATTACAATTTTCACAAGTATCATATATTAATGTTGTTCCTAAACCATTTTTTTGTGTGTTATAATAAGTTCCAGCATAATAACCACTTGAAGTGCTAGTAATTTCACCACAAACCCACTCATTAGAACCCCACATTAATTTAACAATATCTCCAGTTGTGACTGTACTATCTGTCGTTACATTTACATAATAACTTGATGATGTACCACTAGCAGCACATATATTTACCTCCCAGTAATTTATATCGGCAGTTGCATTACAATCCGAACAATCTTCAAAAGTTTCAACACTATATATTGTTCCAGGGTAATATCCGGATGATGTTCCTAAAATTTGTGCACACACATCATTTAATGGGTCATAAAAATGAGTACCAGCACTTAAAGCTTGAAATGACCTAAGTGTATAAGAATTTTCATTACAATCTACATAATCATAAACAACACCACTACACTCAACACAAGGGTCACATCCAGGTTGTGGTTCAAAGTTAAAAAAGTAATCTATTGTTACTTCTTCTTCTGTGTAGCCACTAACTTCGTAACAACCATTATCTAAAGATAAGTTTGAGACATCTCCAGCACCATAAAAAGCTGAAGACCAAACAACTTCAGTTTGCTCTGAATCAAGACAATTAACAAGTTTTATTTTTTGGGCTGAAGTTGATAAACAATCAATACATTCGGCTTCACCTCCATTGTCAATAAAAAGTCCATAATCTTGAATAAAATTAAAAAATGGAGCACTACATGCTTCACTAAATGAAACGACACCACAATATTGGTCAATTCCATTTGAAT